GTGGTCAACGGCGTTGTAAGCGGAACTGTACTGCAGGCGGTGCTGCCGTTCGCACCGGTCAAAGAGATCCGCATGAGTTTCGCGCTGAGTGGTAACGAGTTTATCGCGTACGTTCGTCGTCGTGACGTGATCTCTCCGCTGGTGGGTATGGCTGTCGGTGTTGTTCCGCTGCCGCGCCCACTGCCTAACGTTAACTACAACTTCCAGATTATGTCTGCTGAAGGTCTGCAAATCACAGCAGACGATCAGGGCCTGTCTGGCGTTGTCTACGGCGCTAATCTGGCGTAAGGAAACAGCGTGGCTAAATACGAAGTGGTGCGCCCATGGTTTGGTGTGAAGGTTGGTGATGTGGTGGAGTTGAAAGAGCTTCACCCGGCGCTGAAGTCAAACGTCCGTCTGATGCGCGGTGAAGCCGGCGGGGAACTCAATCCGGCAACGCCTGAAGGCGGTACCGATAACAAGTCTCGTAAAGAGATTATCCAGCAGCGCCTGACGGAGTTGAATATCGAGTTTAAAGGCAACCTTGGCGCTGAGAAGCTCAGCGAGTTGTTGCCTGATGGCGAACTCGAAAAGCTGTTCCCGACTGAATAACGCCGCGAAAGCGGTTTTTTTACGCCCTGCTTCGGTGGGGCGTTTTTACTGGAGTCGATAATGGTAACTCTCGAACAGGCAAAGGAGTATCTGGAAGGTCAGGGAATTGCCATTCCCGATTTTGTGCTGCAGGCGTTCGTTGATGAGGCGAACAGCATTCAGGAGTGTCTTGATGCGCATTACCCGGCATCTACTGCCTTGCTGATTCAGCTCTACCTGTTAGCGCTGATGGGGCTCGGGAGTGGAGATAAATACATTTCCAGCCAGACAGCGCCCAGCGGGGCATCCCGATCCTTTCGTTACCAGTCATTCTCTGACCGATGGAAGGCATCCGTAAACCTGCTGCGCAGTCTGGATAAGTACGGGTGCGCCAGCGCGCTGATTCCTGCCGATCCAACTGCTGCTCCAGCATTCGCTGGCATTTGGATTGGCAAAGGGGGCTGCATGTGTGGTGGCAACAAATGAAATGGATATCCGTCAAAGAGCGTCATCCGCGGTCATTCGTCCGTGTCTGGGTGATGACTGATACCGGGAAGCAAACCACAGCGTACGTGAAAAGCAATGGTGAGTGGTACATCAACTGCGACCGCATACGCGCCACAGGTGCCGTTGTGCTGCGATGGAGGGATGACTGATGTCATCGGTTGCCAATTGGTCTTATACCGCGACAGCGACAATCTGGCGGCGCATACGCGATGCTGACGGTAGTGATACCGACGGCGGAGGTCAGCCGTACGGATGGGAAGCACCGAGCGCTATTCTCTGCGACTACCAGGGCGGGCTATCCGCGAAAATCGGTGACCTCGGTCGGGAGATCGTGGTTAAAAACACGATATGGACCGAGTATGCAACGGCGCGGGAGGGCGATTACATCCTGATTGGCGCGTCAACCGATGCGGCGCCACCTGATGAAGCTGATGAGATACGGCAGATCATCCAGTTCGCCGACACCTTCGAGCGGCTGGCGGACGATTTCGCACTGATTACGGGAGTCTGATTATGGGCGTGAAAGTGAGAGGAATCCGCCAGGCCAAGGCCAACCTCGATCGCATTATCAAAGACGTCCAGGGGCGTAAGGCCGTGCGCGCAATCCAGTCGGCGATGCTTATCGGTAGCGCGCAGGCGGCGCTTTATACCCCAATCGACACATCGACGCTGCTTAACAGCCAGTACCGGGAAATCATTGCTCGAGGTGTTCGTGTTACTGGACGCGTCGTCTATACAGCAAACTATGCGGTGTTTGTTCATGACCCGGCAGTGCAGCAGACCTTCAGACGTTCAACGGCGAGAAAAGAGTTCTTAACGAAGGGCTTCGAAGATACCCGTAGCCAGATAGACGCTGTGGTTAAGAAGGAGCTTTCGCTATGACACCTCCGATGTATATGCGCCTGAAGGATCTGTTTGAGAGCGAAAGTCTGACTGCTGGCTTTAAGGTTCAATGGCGGCAGTGGCGCGACACCGGGAAGGATGTTGACCAGTTCATCGTATTCCGGCCTTCCGGCGGTACCGATATTACTTATGACCTCGGCGGCGACTGGTATGTGATGGTCGACGTAATCTCTTCGAAAGCTGATCCGGATGCCGCTGACTCCGCGGTTAACGCCATCGTTGAATATATTAGCGCGCAATCTGGAGCTGATGAGTGCGTCGGCGCGCTTCGGCTTGTCGGCAATGTTCCGGCGGCTATACCAACCGAAGAGGGCCGGTTAGTTACCCGGCTGCTTGTTTCATGTACATACGGCGAGTGATCGCCAGATTCACCCATCAGGCTGCCTTCTGGCAGCCTTTTTTATTTGAGAGGTACACATGCAAGGCTGTGCTAATGATTTTGGCAAGCTTATCGGGAAAGTAGCTGTGCTACGCATGGCCTTTGGCTGCCCCGACGCAGTGCCAGCGCTTTCCGAATGGAAGCGTCTTGGCGCTATGACGACCAAGGGAATCGACTATTCGATGAACACCATCAACTCCGAGGCAGATGATGCTAAAGGGCTGGTGGAGAACCTGGTCAACAATATGGATCTGACGATCTCCGGCGAAGGGGAGTTTCGCAAGTCTGACAAAGATAACGAGATCGGCGCGTGGCGTCTGTCGAAGTACATCTTTGACGAAGTTCAGGCAGGCCGTCAGCCTAACCTGTGGGTGCGGTTCGACTTTGCTGGTGAGAACGCCGGTACCTATATCCAGGGATACATGAACACCACTTCATGGTCTGGTGATTTCGGTACCAACGATATCTCCACCTTCTCCGGCGAGTGGAAGGTATACGACGCCGACACCGTTGTATTTGAAGTCGCTGATTCCATCGCGGCCAATGGCGTTGAAGTTACCCCTGCAACTGCATCTCTGGTCGTTGGGGCTACCCAACAACTCAGCGGCGCGGTTCAGCCAACCGATGCGACTAACAAGGCGATCACCTGGACGACTTCGGCGGCATCTATCGCAACAGTCAGTTCAACCGGTCTGGTGACAGCAGTTGCCGAGGGTACCGCGACTATTACGGCTACCACTGCTGACGGTGATTTCACCGACACCTGTGCAGTTACCGTGACTGCCGCGCCGTAATCACTACAAAGGGCGGCGTGCTGCCCTTGATAATGGTTATGGAGAACGATATGACACCTTTGAAAGAGATTGGCGAGTGCCTGATTGGAGCTGGTGGCCGTGAATACTTCTTCCGCCCATCGTTCCGTAACATGACTCGGATCGGCGAGCCAGAACATATCGTCCGCACTTTCTATGCGCTGTTCAATGACGATGTAGCAAAGATGCTTGAAGCGGCGCGCGAAATTCACAGTGCGATACCAGAGCATCAGCGCAGATTTTACGCCCACTATTTCGGTGACGTTTCGCTGCCACGCTGGGCACTTGATGCAGCAGGTTCTGCCGCGTTTGTGCGTGAGGCATTGCTTTCGGCTATTAACGTCATTCAGTCATGCTGTGATGAGGACGTTTCTGAACTGACAGGCTGGCACGAGCCATCACGTACTGGAAAGCGTGCATTTGTATGGCGCCGCGGCGCGCTACCGCCTGAGAACCTTATTCTGATAGCTCAATCACTGATCATGCATGGCATCATCGGTCGGGCAAAGGTTCGTAAATTGCAGAAGCACGAAAGCAAGGAAACGACGCCTGAGTTTCATGCGACTGAATACATCATGGCGGCGCGAAACCATTTCGGGATCAGCAGGGAAGAGGCTGAGAACCTTACTATGACCGAATTTGCCATGATGCTTAACGCCAAATACCCTGACCAGAAAGGCTTCACCAGGGAAGAGTATGACGCCGTTATGGACGATGACGATCGCCGGTGGCAGGAAATGATTGAGCGCGAAAAATCAGCAAAGAAAGCCGCCTGAGATAATAATGGATGTACCGTAATCGCCTGACCGGGCGTAATATGACTCGACAATAAAACTCAGGGGATAAGAGTGAAAAAATTACTGTTGACTTTGGTGATTCCACTGGTTCTGTCTGGCTGTAAGCCTGGCGAGGAAAAGGCTATATCTCTGGCGAAATCTGAGGTTGCTGCAAATCTTAAAGACCCAGCCAGCGCGCAGTTCAGGAACGTAAAAGTATCAAAGATGACTGATGCCGAAGATGGTCATGTCATCGCTGTTGTCTGTGGTGAGATTAACGGTAAGAACGGTTTCGGTGCCTATGCGGGGTTTCATCCGTTCTTCGTTGAGCTGAACATGAAATCGAAAGGGATCTTCTCGAAAGGCGTCGATTATACGCTTGGGGAGCATTTCCTCAGTTCGCGTGACACTACGCCACCGCCAGCCTACGCCGAGCGATGCCAGTAAACTACACGAATGACTAACCCACCGAGAGGTGGGTTTTTTTATGCCCGGAGAAAAGTGATGTCTGAGAAAGCAGGCGAGATTTATTACGACATCGAGGCCGATGTTTCTGGCTTGCTGAAGGCGCAGGGAAAAGCCAATAAGTCACTCGACTCAATCGGCAGCTCTGCTACGAACGCAGCCAAAAAGATGGATGAGCTGCAGACAAAAATCAACCGAGTGGCAGGTGCTATTGCGGCATCACTCGTTGTTGACTGGGGCAAGGCGTTCCTCGTTGCCGCTGACAACATGAGTCAGCTTAACGCTCGCATTGAACGCCTGACAGGCAGCGCTGCGGCTGCATCACAGACGATGCAGAACCTGATGCGTATCAGTTCGTCGACGGGAGGTTCGCTGCAGGACACCACCAAGTTGTGGGAAACCCTCAGCACTGCACTACGCGATACCGGCGCGACGAACGGCCAGATCATTCAGCTCACAGAAACGCTTCAGAAAATCGGGCGCATCGGCGGATCCTCATCCGAAGAAATGGCGAATGCTCTTCGTCAGTTCGGACAGTCAATTTCATCCGGCACAGTCCGGGCGGAGGAATTCAACTCCATTCTCGAGCAAATGCCGGAACTGGCGCGCCAGATTGCAGCCGGGATGGGTGTAAGCATCGGAGAACTTCGCCAGTTGATGCTGGACGGGAAGCTTTCGGCAGAAGAAGCACTAAACGCGATCCAGAAACAAACCGGTTCAGTGAATGCTGAGTTCGAGAAACTCCCGCGTACGCTTTCTCAGGCTAACACTGCACTCACCAACTCATTCCTGTCGATGATCGACTCCGTTAACCAGGCGACAGGTGCAAGCTCTGGTATGGTGGCTGTGATTGATTCATTGACGGCTGCACTCGATAGGCTGGCAGGGAAGGCAATTTCTGCAGATGCTCAGATCGCTGATCTAAACAGCACTGCTGAAATGTTTACGCGCCGGGCCCGCACCTGGTCATGGCTTGGGCTCGACGGATGGGAGGCGCAAAACAAAGCGCTGGCTGGGTTAAGCAATAAAGCCGCCATGCTGGTTGGCGATCTGGCTGCTGTAACCAAAGCATCACAGACCGCCGCCAATACCAAGCCCATTGAAATAAAGACCACTGCAACGACTACTGGGAGCAAATTGAAAGGCGGAGCGTCAGCAGCTCAGAAAGAGGCGGAGCAGTACGCTAAAGCGCAGGAGACTGTTAACCAAAAACTGGATGAGTTGCGGCAGAAAGCAGAGCTGTCAGCCGGGAGTGTTGGTGAGCTATCTCGAGCTCAGGCCGTGCTTAATGCACAGCAATCACTCGGTAACACAGCCACGCAGGAACAACTTCTGCTGGCCGGGCAATTGGCAGGTAAAGCCTGGGACAATGCCAACGCATTGCGTGAGCAGGCTAAGGCTGAACGGGAGCGTACTGAGGCTGCCAATAAGTTCAGTACCATTCAGGGAAAAACCAGCAAAACTGCAGGCCTGGACAGCCAATACCAGAAAGACATCGCCGACATAGATCAATATGCCCAACTTTACCCGCAGAAGATAGGTGAGGCAGAGGCGGCGCGTGCGGCTATCGAACAGCAATACCGGGATCAGCGTAATGCAGCGATGTGGGAAGAGTGGGCGCAGCAGAATGCGGCGACGCAAGCTGCAGCTGCGGCTTTCGATTCTCTTGGCTCCGTCGCCAGTAACGCTCTGACCGGAATTGTCACCGGAAGTATGTCGGCCAACGACGCAATGCGCAGTATCGGAATGACAGTGTTGAACAGCGTGATTAACTCATTCGTCCAAATGGGCATTGAGTGGGTTAAGTCGGCCATCTTAGGACAGTCCGCCACTACTGCTGCAGTAGCTGCATCAACCACAGCACAGGTTGCCGGTATTACCACGCAGACAGCAGCCAGTACAGCGGCGGCGGCCACGACCACGGCGGCATGGACACCGGCGGCCATCATGTCGTCTATCGCGTCGTGGGGCGCGGCAGTGGCAATTGGTGTCGGGGCTATGGCTGGGGTCATGGCGCTGGCCGGCAAACGCAAGAACGGCGGCCCTGTATCTGCAGGTGGAATGTATCAGGTCGGTGAAGGTGGGATGCCGGAGATTTACCAGGCCAGCACTGGTAAGCAGTACATGATCCCTGGCGATAATGGCAGGGTGATCAGTAACAAGGAAATGAATGCGGGAGGTGGTGGTGGAGTGGTGATAAATATCCAGAACTACTCGTCTTCATCTGTCGATGCGCAGGCTGGTACTGACGCTAATGGTGGAGTGACAGTGGATGTAATCGTCGCTGACCTGAATAACGGTGGGCCTATCAGTAACGCCATAACAAGCAACATGAACGTGAAACGTACGCCGAGAGGGCAGGGCTGATGCCAATTATCGACTATCCCGACTGGCTGCCGCTGGCGCAGAAGGCCAGCAAAAACATGACGCTCGATACCGGGTTCCAGACCGATCAGCCAGCGGTTGGCCCGGCCATCTTTGAGAACCAGACCGATGACCTCAAGGCGACATGGTCGCTTACGTGGATCTTCACCCTGGCAGAGGAACGCGCATTCCAGCAGTGGCTGCGAAGTCCTAACTATCTCAATCGGGGTCTGAACTGGTTCCGGATGAATATCAATCTGGGAGGAAGTGGCCTGCAGTTGCAGGAGCTTCACTTCACGAAGATGCCGGTCCAGACCAGCATTGACGGCGGAGTGGTGACCTGGACGGGAACTGTTGTTGCCAACCACCTGTATAACGCTGACGACGAGTTCGACGACATCATCGTTGAGTTGCCGCCGCCATGGGATACGTGGCTGGATATCGTAGTGACGGGTTATCCGGACGGGAGAGATCCGGAATCATTGCCGAGGGTGCCGTAATGCCGAGCTTCAGAGAGTACAAGCAGCAGCGTCCGACGCGCGGCCTGTACGACACCATCACATTCTACCATCCATCATTTGGCTATGTCCGCATGGTCAATAAGCAGTTCTTTCCAAAGGTGCTCGGCGGCCAGACATTCACGCCTGCGCGATTTGAAATCGAAGAGAGCCAGCAGAGCGGCACACCGGTGATTGATGCTACGGTGAAGTTGGGGAGACTGTCGTCGGATATCAAAACGTTGATGAAGCAATGGAAAGGGTCTGACAGACTAACCTCGATTACAGCCATGCGACAGATCTTCGACAGCGGAGATGTTTCTGCGCCGATTAAATCCTGGCAGTTATACGTCAAGACTGTGGATATTGACGCCGACGCCGCATCAGTAACCCTTTCTGTAACCAATCCGCTGAATAACAACATAGGGAGACTCTATGACCCAACGGAATACACCGGCCTGCAGTATCTCTGACTTTATTGGAAAGGTTATCGGCGTTCCGTGGGCTAACCGTGCTTGCTCGTTCGAGAGAGTCGATTGCTGGGGGTTGGTCGTGCTGTATTACCGGAATGTGCTAGGTATCGAGCTGCACCAGACGCCGGACTACGAAGCCGGTGCTGACTTTTTTACCTGCTATCAGGGTGATGTAGTTTTCTGGCGCCGGGTCGATAAACCGGCCGAGGGCGGGATATTTGTCGGGTACCGCGGCGCGCAACCAACGCATGTTGGCCTGGTGCTTAACAGGCAGGTGCTGCACTCACGAGGTGAGAACGGAAGCGTGCGTATGGACTCGTTGCTGGTCATTCAGCGGGCATTCACCAAAGTGGAGTTCTTCGAATATGGCACTGGTTGAAATATCGAATTTTCCAGGAACGCCTAAGCTGCATTGCAGGGTGCCAAACGGCACCATTTTTTATGACTGGCTGGCAGCCAATGACGCTACCTTTCACCGTGATCTGCTGATCGTCCGCAACGGCGTCAAGTTGGACGACGATGACGAGCTGGCGTTTGAGCTGAGCGAACTGGATAACATCCAGATATTCGACCAGCCGAAGGGTATTGTTGAAGATATTCTGAGCCCTATTTTTAAAGTAGTAGGGCAGGTGTTTTCGTTTCTGGCACCAAAGCCAGCCATCGCAAATACTGGTGGTAATACTGTTGATTCTCCTAATAATAGCCTGACCGGTCAGACAAACACTGCGCGCGTGTATAAGGCTAAGCCTGATATCTACGGTCAAGTCCGTTCATTCCCGGATCTGATACAGGAATCAGTATTTGAATATGTCCGTCAAAACGATAAAGACGGCGGCCTGAAGTATGTCACCGAGTGGATGTGCATTGGGATCGGAAGATACGATTACGAGTCTGTGCGCTACTCAGAGTCTAGTCTCGGCTCGCTGGCCGGTGCTGAGTATGAATTTCATCAACCCGGTGAAGTTATTCCGCAAATCGTTGAGGGTTATGGCTTCGATGACGTCGACGGACAGGAAGTTCCAGGCCAGAACGAGGCTGATGATTTTCCTGTCGAGACGGCCACTGCCAACACAGTTGTTAGTGGTACGTATTCAGGCGGACAGATAGCCATGCAGATCGTGAAACAGGCTGAATTTGATTACTTCATGGAGCTGGTTCTGCCACATGCAGTAACATTCACCATCAATGTCACATACAACACTGCATCAGGTAGCGTTACCACAGATGCCACGTTCTCAGGGACTTTAATCTCGGCGGTAGAGACGAATGACGGCGCAGAGATTAACCCAGTGAGCTGGTACACGTTTACGATGAACCAGCTTGATGGGCCACAGGATATTCCCGCTACAGCGACCATCAACACCACGACGTTCATTCTGAACGACAACGAAGCGCTGGTTGTTGGTCCATTCTTCTCACCAGTTGAGTCATCACAGCTCTGGCTGCACACGCAGTCGAGCCTCGGGGGGAAAAAGCAGACTAACTGGAAGGTCGTTATCTGGAAAATCGACGACAATTACAACCAGATACCGGGAACCACCGAGACTTTTACCTATTACCAGGGAACACCGCACGACCATACCAGCGAAGTGTTTTACCGCACCGATAAACTGACTCCTGCAGCCGGGTTCGGCAAGTACGCAATCAGCTTTCAGCGTACGGATAACTCAAGTGACGCGTCAGTCCTGAAGGTTGAAGAGATCCACGCCATCAACATAAGGACAAACGTGGTTCACCCTACAGACACTCTGGTGCGTGTGAAGGTGAGGGCGACGGAGAACGCGCTGGGAAGCCGCGACCGAAAATATAATGCCCTGGTCACCCGTCGCACTATTACGTATGACCTCAGTACACAGGCGGTGGATTACACGCTACGGCCGTCGCGTTCTTTTGCTGATGCGGTGGCGCATACCTGGCTAATCATGGGGGGGCAGCCTGTCGGCAGTATTGACCTTTACGGATTGTATTCGATTGCTGAGAGCTTGCCAGATAAGCGCCTGGGTTACTTCGACTATACGTTTGACGACGAGAACGATTCACTTGGGGATCGCGTGCAGGCTATCTGCAATGCAGCATCAGTGGTGGCGTACTGGGATGATGGCGTGCTGACATTCACCAGAGACCAAAAGGTTGATTACCCGGCCGCCGTATTCAACCGGGCAAACATGAAGATGGACGAGTACAAAATGACGTACGAAGCTACGCTGCCAGGTGGTTATGACGGCGTGCAGGTGTCATACGTTCATCCCACTACGAACAACAAGACGTACATCAACTTCCGCGTGCTGAATGGCGCCATCGTTGAACAGGAAGCGGAAAACCCGAACAAGCTGGAGATAGTCGGCTTCCGTAATGAGTATCAGGCTCGTGAGCGCGCGCTGCGCGAAACAAAGCGCCTGATTTACTCGCGAACAAAGATGAACGCCAAAGTTTTTGAAGACGGGATTATGCAGGTAGGCAGTGTCGTACAAATCGCGGACATATACGACAGCAACCAGCAGCAGGGCTATATCACCGGCCGTACCGGGAATGTCTTTGATACCAGCGAACCGATCAGCTTTGCCGGAGATATGTATGTGCTGGTGACCGACAGCCTGGGTAACCCGACTCTGCGCTATCCGGCTACGGCCCGCGCTGACACGAAGTACGGATTCACCGCGGCAATACCAGACATTTCACTGAATATCTGGAATGGAGACACGGTGCAACTACCATCGCGCTACATCATTGCGACAGTAGAGGAGCTTGACAGTCAACTATGGACAGTCAACAGCATCAAGCCGAACGCCGATAACACAGTATCGCTGACGGTCTCGGAATACAGCGACGCTATCTACCAATAACAACCTTCCACGACTAACCAGACCCGGCCAATGAGCCGGGTTTTTTTTGGAAAAATTATGGCCACGACACCTACACAACTTCCTGTACCGAGTGAGACTCCGCGCGATCTGAAATTTAACGCCGGTAAAATTGATGAGTTTGTGACGAGTAATGTGCATTATTACACCGATAGATTCGGGAAAAAGCACATTACAATGGCTGGAATGCATGCTGAGTTTGATGCTCAGCTCGCCAGTCAGGAAGCGCGCTTCGATGCTTTCATTGAGCGATCTGGCTACCAGGTCATCGGTGATTATGCCGATGGCCCACTGACTATCACCGAGTACAATCAACTTATTCGCTATGGTAACGAACTGTGGAAACTTACGGCCGCTACTGATTTACCATACACCACTGCAGGAACTACTGATGAAACATGGAATGCGACTGACTCTTTGCATTTCGTTTCTGTCGGGGATGCCGCTCTTCGCCAAAACCTGGGTTCAGGCGAAGATGGGATGGGGATGGCCTTAATTGCTTTGCTTAAAAAAGGGAATCTCTTTGATTTACTAGGCGAATGGACAAGTCCGGAAGCGTGGGGAGCAATAGCAAATGATGAATCGAAAGCTCATCATAATTCCTATTGCTTCTTCCTTATGTTCGAAAATTTGCGCGAAAGTGGCGGCGGTGTTGTGCAGTTTAAGCCTCGATCTGTTTATCACCTCGACTTCGTCAACTTCATTCCTGGCAATGTAACTATCCATGGTAATGGGGCAAAACTTATTTTTATCAATCCAACCTCCGCGTATGGCCGTGGTGGTCTTATTATTGGCAGTTCTCGTGAATTTAATTACGAATCAGCAAAAGATGCTTATAACTCTGGCACTTATCCAACTTCTATACTAAACACCAGTGTCGTTGACCCAGTACAAAAGCAGTACTTAAGGGATAACCAACAATTTGTTAAGGCTGACACGGTCAGTATCGATAATTTAATCATTGAAGCAAAGTTCACATCAGAGACCAGTTGGGGCGGTTTTGCGATTAACTGTGTCAATGCGCAAAACGTAAATATCAGTAATATTTATACTATTGGGTGGACTGAGAGTGTTAATGCTGGCTCTGATGTTCCTCCCAATACTCCATCATGCCACAACATAAAAATACAGAACCTGACTGTAATTAGAGGCGATATTGTCCGCACTTATTATGCAGGTTTCTTTTTTGCTAACTCCACAAGTTGTGAGATTTCAGGGGCTGTGCTTGAAACGCCATTAACTGACGGATCTGGAAATGGTAGCTTTGGCGCAACAAACTTTACCGAAGACTGTGTTATTCGTGATATTTCAGTACCATCGCTCGGGCGTACCGCTTCATCAGAGGGTATCCTCATTAATAATTCGAAGGGATGTCTGGTTGAGAATATAAGAGTTGGAAATGCTAAGTCAGCAGTATCAACATTTTATACCGATACTTCCATGAATGATGCAGCAAGACCAAATATTTTTGATAGTATAACAGGAGTGAATTGCGATCAGGTTCTTGGTGTTACAGGGAAGTATGGTATTTTTTCCAACGTAAAAACTTATAACTGCAATCAGGAATTGCTTTTCAGGAATAATAATGCCTCTAACAACATTTTCAAAAGCAAGCCTCAATCTATAACAATTGGCTCATCAGCTAGTAATCTTAAGTACTGGTTTTTGATTAACAATAATATTGATGGATGGCGTAGGGTTTATACATGGCTACGTCCTCTTGACATACTCTGTACGCCATTCTCATCACTATCATCATGGAATTCTAATAACTCTGTTAAATTCAATAGTGGAGTGTCGGCAAGCTTTTTATATAAAATTCCAGATGGATTCTCGGCTGTATCAGGATTTACAGTCTACGGAGATTTTAGCTCAGGCGCGGCAGCAGCAGCAGTAGATTCCGTATGTACAGTTGATGTCATCTCTATGTCTGCAGTTGATGGGAATCAAACGCCGCCAGCGGTACTGTTAACGGCATCTGTTTCTGCAAAATCAAACGGTGATGGAATATGGTCATTAACAAGCAATGCGCAATCATCGGAGCCAGGATATTTGCCGCTGGAAGGTTCATCGGTTGGTGTTGATAATACAATGTACTTACGTATTACATATACCAATGGAGTGGCTAATAACACCCTTAAAGAAATTGGGCTAAGAATATACAAGGTATAACATATGAACGGTACAGAATCGAGAAAGGCTGATTGTTTATATCGTGGAATTATTGAATATTACAGCAACATAAGTGGTATCGATATTACACTTGAGCAGATTACTCAACGTGATAATTTTATAACGAAAAGCGCCATTGTCTGCGACGACTCTCTGGATGGACAGGTTATGTCACTTCAGGAAGAGTATATTGCCGCTGATGGTAATATGTTAGAGCAGAAGGGAATAATTGAGGAGGCGATCGAGTTACTTAGCAATTAAGTGACTAACCGCATGTGGCAATTTTAAATGCAGGGCAATTTAACGCCCTGCCGTATTGCTAATTTATTGGTTCATACTTATCAGAAAGATAGGTGAAAATCTTTTTCCCTTTATCAGTGAAAGTCCCATCTTTATCCAGCAGATTATATCTTTTGAAAATGGTTATTGGCGCGCCGATTAAGTAGCCGGCTTCAGTTAATCGTTCAATGTCACGTGGTATGTAGTCCCAATCAGTAAAGTTATAATCTTTATTACCATTTTTCATGTAGTATTCAAAGTAGTTTTGTACCGCATCTAATACGCCATCATCAGGCTTTAAATCTTCATTAAGATCTTCAATGAAAACGTCAAAGCTGTAACCTGCCTTAGGCTTAATGGCGCATACATTAACTTTTTTATTCATTTTATTCCCTATTATGTTTATATTATACAAAAATCTTGTTGGAGCATCTTGAGTGAAATGATGGTACTTTTAATATTGCTAATAATTCGAATTGCAAATCATTATTTCGCCATCATTCTATCCGGAGTTACCCTCAGCTAAATGTTATAGACTATATATTTAATATTGCAAATAAAATTGCATCGCACTTCATGTTGCGAGTATGTAGATGTGTCTATGGCATCTCTCCTGCTGTAACTTTTCATGGGCATCATCAAATGCAACATATGATTACCGAACCTTTACACGGCGCTGGGTATGAAGCAATAAGAAAACGTATAGTAATCAGTATGGATAATCCATTTCGTAAAAGCTGATCTTGATCTTTGCTATTTGCAAAACTACTGTATATAAAAACAGTATTGTCGGAGAGGATAGGATCATGTGTCTGCAACAGCCCATCTACGAAGTTACGGGTATAAGCCAGTTTGCAACATTCGTTGATACACAACGAGGCATCGCCGTAGTTGAGCGCTCATCATCGCCGTTAGCATCAGCGGTTTTACTTATCTCATATTGCGGGGTACAGCAGTTTGCGCGATTCCTTGGAGGATCTCTCATTACGGAGGACGGCGACGCTATTGAAGGGGATATGTTAGCGGATGCTGAGCTGATAGGAGTGGTAACTCACATCATCAGCAAAGCTGGTTTTGATGATTGCCCGGTGATGTGATGTTTGCGTTGGTTGATGTGAACAGCTTTTATGCAAGCTGTGAAACCATTTTCAGACCGGATCTGCGAGGGAAACCAGTTGTCGTATTGTCTAATAACGATGGTTGCGTGATAGCGCGTTCTGCCGAAGCCAAGAAACTTGGCATTAAGATGGGGGATCCGTACTTCAAATGCAAAGACCAGTTCCGCCAGCATGGAGTGGTTTGCTTCAGTTCGAACTATGAACTTTACGCGGACATGAGTAACCGGGTCATGACGACACTTGAGGAAATGTGCCCCCGGGTAGAGATCTACAGCATCGACGAGGCATTTTGCGACCTCACTGGTGTTCGTAATTGCCGTGTGCTGGAAGAGTTCGGACATGAATTAAAAGACACTGTTTACCGCAATACCAGGCTTCCGGTCGGAGTGGGGATCGCACAAACAAAGACGCTGGCAAAACTCGCCAATCATGCGGCGAAAACATGGAAAGCCACTGGCGGAGTAGTTGACCTGTCGAATGTGGAACGGCAGCGCAAACTAATGGCTTTACTTCCGGTGGATGAAGTGTGGGGTGTTGGCCGCCGTATCAGCAAAAAGCTTGAGGTTATGGGGATAAAAACTGTCCTGCAGTTGGCTGATACGGATATCCGCTTTATCCGTAAACACTTTAACGTGGTGCTTGAGAGAACCGTGAGAGAGCTGCGCGGCGAGCCATGCCTTGAGCTGGAAGAGTTTGCGCCAGTGAAACAGGAAATAGTCTGCAGTCGGTCGTTTGGGGAGCGCATTACCACCTATGAACAAATGCGCCAGGCTATCTGTTCATATGCGGCCAGAGGCGCAGAGAAACTTCGTGGGGAGCATCAATACTGCCGACACATATCGGCGTTCGTGAAGACGTCGCCGTTTGCGCTGAACGAAAAATACTACGGTAACAGCGGATCCATTAAGTTACTGACGCCAACGCAGGATAGCCGGGATATCATCAATGCCGCGGTAAAGTGTCTGGATGCGATATGGGTCGACGGGCACCGGTATCAGAAGGCGGGGATCATGCTCGGTGATTTCTATAGCCAGGGTGTCGCCCAGTTGAACCTGTTTGACGAGAATGCGCCAAGGCAGAACAGCGAGAAACTAATGGAAGTTCTCGACCACCTCAACGCAAAGGACGGGAGGGGAACACTCTATTTTGCTGGGCAGGGGATCCAGGCCACGTGGCAGATGAAGAGAGAAATGCTCTCACCTCGCTATACAACCCGCTTCTCTGATTTGCCGGTCGTCAGGTGATTGGCTCGATTAGTTCGGCGCCCTGATTCTTCACGTTACCTACGGCGCGCGTCACAGCATGCCATATAAACTTGTCTGCGGGCACCGTACCGTCCGCAGCTATCTCTTCGGCCTCTTTCCCTCCTATATCCTGTCTCATCCATTCCCTGGCTGCTTCTGGTGAAAGTACCAGCGGCCGGCGGTCGTGAATGTCTACCAAACCTTTATCTGCAGCCGCGGTAACAATCAGAAAGCCTTCTGCTTCATCTCCACGTTCAAACGGAGTGCTTCCGATTGCCGCCATGAATATCGGTTGGCCATCGGCACGATGGATGAAGTAGGGCTGCTTCTTGTCGCCTTCCTTCTTCCATTCGAACCAACCATCAGCAAAGCAGATCGCCCGGCCATGTTTCCAGAGAGGTTTAAACATTCTGCTGGTGGCCGCCGTTTCGACGCGTGCGTTAATCAGAGGCGGTTTATCCCACCAACCTGGCGCATAACCCCAGAAGACAGGATCGATATGTAATTGTTCGTCGCGTTCGCTCAGAAGCAAAACTTTGGTACCGGGCGCGACGTTGTATCGTCCAATCGGCTCCGGGTCATATGCGATGTCGCGATCGGCTTCATCGGCAAGATAGGAAAGATAATCTTCACGGGTCATTGACTGGGAAAAGCGTCCGCACAT